TGGTCCGAGATTCTCTGTGGCAGTGGTTCGAGTCGACGATCATGACCCGCCTCGAGCCGGGCGGATCGATCGTGATCGTGATGCAGAGGTGGCACCAGGACGATCTGATCGGGAGAATCCTCCGGGAGATGCCGGATGCCGGGTGGAAGGAGGTTCGCTTCCCCGCGATTGCCGAAGAGGAAGATGTGCTCGGCAGGAAGGCCGGCGAGGCGCTCTTCCCCGAGAGGTACTCCGAGGAATATCTCCTCGAGGTGAAGAGGACGAAGTCGGCGTATTGGTGGAACTCGCAGTACCAACAGCGCCCCTCCCCACCCTCCGGGGCGATCTTCCTGCGCGACCATTGGGTGTTCTACAAGCGGCCGCCGGAGAAGTTCGAGCGGCTCGTGCAGTCCTGGGACATGGCGTTCAAGGGGAAGGAAGAGAGCGACTTCGTCGCCGGCCACGTCTGGGGGAAGGCCGGCGCGGACTACTACATGCTCGATCGGACCCACGGGAAGATGGGCGTGTCCGCCTCCATGCAGGGGATCCGGAACATGCGCGGGAAGCACCCGAAGGCGCGCGCGGTCCTCGTGGAGGACGCGGCGAACGGCCCGGCGATCGTCGAGCTCCTCAAGCGCGAGATCTCCGGGATGATAGCGGTGAAGCCGGAGGGCGGGAAGATCGCGAGGGCGAACGCGGTCGAGCCGTTCCAGCACGCGGGGAACATCTTCCTCCCCGACCCCTCGATCGCTCCCTGGGTGAAGGACTTCGTCGAGGAGTGCGCGAACTTCCCGACCGGGGTTTACGACGACGACGTGGACGCGATGACCCAGGCGATCATCTACCTCTCGCAGCGACCAGTCCCGGGGTTTTTCGTCGTGCAGCCGAGGAGGCCGGCGGAATGAGTCCCGTGCGGTTGGCATACTTGTTGAATAGCGGACTTTGTGCAGAGTATCTCACCGGCCTGCATTATTTCTGGGGTCCCGTAGAAGACCAATATGTATGTCAGCATACCGCTCCTCAATCTTTTCGGGCACTTAATACGCGCCGTATGCAATCCGTATAAGAATAAGAATAAGAATAAGAATAAGAATAAGAATAAGTATGCGGAGGACGAGATGAGCAGGTCGATGATCGAAAGGATCAACGATGCCCTGCATGCCAGGACGGGAGGCGACTTGTTCTCCGGCGTCGAGCTTCCCAAGGAAAGAAGAGCGGTCGTCGTGACCCCTCGGCAATCCCTCTTCCCGATCGCGTACCAGGCCGGCGCCGTCGGGGGAGAGCTCTCCTACGCCCGCCTGGTCGATTCCTACAAGTCCTGGGTCTACACCGCGATCGATAAGATCGCGAAGTCCGTCGCGGTGCTCCCGCTTCGCCTCTTCGTCTACCGAAGGCAGGGGAAGAAGATCGACGCGCCCGGCGAGATCAAGATGACCCTCAAAGGGATCGGGACCGACGGGGAGAGGAAGTACGCGCTCAAGCAGATGGGCGTCGAGAAGGAGGAGATCTTCGCGCACCCCTTCCTCGAGATGATGCAGAGGCCCAACGGGATCATGACCCGATTCATGCTCTGGTACGAAACCATGATCCGCCTGGAGCTCTCCGGATCCTGCGGCTGGTACGTCCTGCGGAACGTCCTCGGCGTCCCCGCGGGGGTCTGGCCGCTCCCGCTCACCAGGTCGGCGGTTCTCAAGCCGAAGGTCTCGGCGCGGGCCGAGATCCTCGAGTGGGAGTACCGGGACGGGACGCTCGTGGAGACGTTCCGCCCCGAGGAGATCATCTTCCTCAAGTATCCGCATCCCGCCTCGCCGTTCCAGGGGATGAGCCCCTTGATGGCGCAGACCTACCCGTACGACATCGACCTATACATCATGCAGCAGCAGAAGGCCCTCTACGAGAACAAGGGGGTGCCCGGGATGCACCTGCACACGAAGGAGCCGCTCGGCCCCGAGCAGGTGACCGAGTTGAACGACCAGCTCATCGCCTCGTTCTCCGGCCCCCTGAAGTCCGGCCTGCCGTTCGTCACGCACTCCGGCCTCGAGTCGGTGAAGGCCGCGTTCACCCCGCGGGAGGCGCTCATCACCCAGGTCGCCGACTGGGCGCGCCAGAAGATCCTCTCGGCGCACGACCTCTCGGACGGGAAGATCGGGCTGGTGAAGGACGTGAACCGCGCGAACATGGAGGCACTGAACGAGACGTTCGTGCAGGACTGCCTCCGGCCGAAGACCATGCTGATCGAGGAGGCGATCGAGGCGTTCCTCCTGCCGATGTACGACCAGGGGCTCACCTGCGACTTCGTCCTGCCCGACATCGACACCCGCGAGATGGACGTGAAGGAGCGGACGGCGAACCTGACCACCGCCCTGACGGTCATCAACGAGGAGCGGCAGAAGATGGGGCTCGAGGAGGTCCCCTGGGGGAACGAGCCGTGGATCCCGAGCACCTGGCGGCAGCCGAGCGAGGAGAGGCCCGAGCCGGCCCAGGTCGCGCCCCGAGTCGAGCCCGACCAGGAGGCCGCGGAGATGCGCCCGATCAACCTGTACCTGGACATCGACGCGACCACGAGCACGAAGAAGAAGGGGTTCGCAAGGCGCAACGCGGACGGAACGATCATGCTGGAGACCACCGAGGAAGAGATCCCGAAGAAGGGGAACGGGCATGGCGAACTTCCGGCTGCCGGTTAGCACGCGCAACGCGCTCGTCCAGAAGATCCAGGAGCTCCTCGACGCCGGGGCGGGGAAGGGGATGCTCGAGATCCGCACGGGCTCGCAGCCGGTCGACCCGGACGACCCGCCCGGCGGTTTGCTCCTCGGGACGGTCCTGTTCTCCCTGGTCTCCGCGCCGCCGGCCGTCGGTGGAACTATCCAGTTCTCCACGATGGAGGACGACCCGCTTGCGGACGAATCGGGCAACGCCTCGTGGGCGCGGGCGATGGACAGCGACGGAAACACGGTGTTCGACTGCGACGTCACGGCGCAGGGCGGCGGGGGAACGATCGAGATGAACACGGTCAACGTCGCGAAGGGCGGGCCGATCAAGATCACGTCGTTCACGATCACGATGCCGGGGGAATAGGTGGCCGCGACCGTAACGCTCAACGGGACGAACGTCACCCTGGCCCAGGAGTCGGGCACCCCGCCGACTGGCTGGGGGCAGGTGAGGATCCGCGGCACGGGTGGTTCCCCGACGATCTCCGCGTCCACCGACGTCTTCCTCCAGGGGACCCAGGCGGTCACCTCGCGCTCGACGAACTCGCGGCTGTGGCTTTACTTCGACTACGGCTCCGGGCTGAACTTCTCGACGACGCACGCGGGGAAGCACATCTCGATCTGGGCGAACTTCCTCGCGGCGGGGCTCATGCAGCTCTCCACCTACGTCTCCGGGTCCGACCGCGGCGGGCTGTGCCTCTGCCTGGGGTCGTCCACGTCGAACTACTCGTACTGGAACTTCGGCGGGAAGGATACCTACGCGGGCGGGTGGATCCGCCTGACCGTCGACCCGTCGAAGACGGCGTCCGGGTCGTACGGCACCGGACTGGACCTGACCTCGGTCCGGTACTTCGGCGTGATCTTCGACACGGACACGACCGCCAAGTTCGACAACGCGATCATCGACCGGATCGACTTCGGGTACGGGCTCACGGTCACCGGGACGTCCACGTCGAACGACCTGTTCGGGGACATCCTCTACGCGGACGAGGGGACCGTGAACAACAAGTACGGCTACGTCCGGTCGGACAACGGTGTCATCTACGCGCACGGCCTCATCACCCTCGGGGACGGCGCGGGGACGCTGGCCTCCACGCTCACCGACGTCGACCGGGTCGTGATCTTCGAGCAGAAGAAGTACATGAACAGCTCCTCCGCCTGGGTGGACGCCGTCTCCTCCACGTTCCACGGGCTCAAGAGGGTCGGGAACAACACGAACGGGACGTCCCTCCAGTTCGGCGTGAAGGTCGGCAGCGGGGACACGGCGAAGGGGCGCAACGGGCTGACCATCGCCTCCGCCGGGCAGACGGTAACGATCGACCTCGACGACGGGCACACGGGAACGGGACGGGCGTGCAAGGTCTACGGGACGACCTTCCGGAACATCACCGGGACGTTCGCCTTGAGCACGAACACGGCGTTCGAGTTCGTCGGGAACACGGTCGACCAATGCGGGAAGGTGACGGACATCAACGGGATCGTGGTGAGGAACTGCATCTTCTCCGGGACGAAGGCGACGGACGGGGCGATCGCCTGGGGCACGGGGATGGACATCAAGAACAGCAACTTCATCGCGAACACGACCGGCGCGGCGGTCCTGCACTCGAGCGCCACCGGGTCCCCGTTCTCCTACGACAACCTGCAATTCAGCGGGAACACCTATGACGTGAACAACACCTCCGGATCCTCGATCACGGTCGCGAAGGACAACGGGTCGAACCCGAGCACGTACACCGGGTCCACCGTGACGTTCTCCGGATCCGTATCCGTTTCCGTGACCGTGGTGGACAAGAACAACTCGCCGATCCAGAACGCGCAGGTGGGCGTCTACGTGGGGGCGACGCAGGTCATCAACGCGGACACGAACGCCTCCGGGGTGGCGAGCGGCTCCTGGACCGGCTCGACCCCGCAGGACGCGATCTGGAAGGTGAGGCGCTCCTCGGCGGGCACGGGCACGAAGTACATCGCGACGAGCGGACCCGCGGTGATCGCCGCGGTAACTGGCATGAGCGTGAAAGTGGTTCTGCAAGTAGACCCTAACGCATAAAGGAGAAGGCGGAGATGAGCGACACGATTCTGGCTGGGAAAGTAAGGATCACCTACCTCGACGAGAACAGGCAGAAGCGTCTGTCCTGGGAGGGCGGAGCGACGACGATCACGGCGAACCAGCTCTACTCCGCGCTCCAGGACTGGTTCGACGAGGTGAACCAGATGGACGACGGGATCCCCATGTCCGCGCAGACCCCCGTCGAGTACACGATCGGGATCATCGACTCGGGAGACCTGGACCCCTGGTACATCTCCTACGACATGATGGAGCACATCACCGGGGGCGCGATCCGGACGAACGGATGGGCGAGGGTGGAGGGAAGCAACATCGGGATCGTGGTCGTGCCGGTCACGTCGAACAACATGGTGGCCGCGGACATCGGCTATGACTGCACCGGGGCCACGACGGGAGTGGGAACCCTTCTCGAGATCATCGAGGCGGGGACGACCGACTACCTCGTGATCCGCCCGGACGACAGCACGGCGGCGAAGAGCTTTACCACGGCGTCGCAGACGATCACAAACGCCAGGGTGAACAACACTGCGACGCAGTCCGGGGCGGCGAACAACACGGGGGAGCAGATCTGGGCGAACCTCTACTCGATCGGCACGCTCGAGCCGAACACCCACGTCTACGTCTACCAGGGGCCGGTCGCCACGCTCGCCGGCAGGAAGAGGATCGTCTCGATCTCCGACGCGACGCAGGACTGGTGGGGCGACGGGCACATCGACATGTGCCTCTTCATCAAGGACTTCAAGAACGCCACCTTCCAGACGATCGACGGCGGGTACGCCACGGTCTACGCGAGGAAGGGGAACACGCTCTACGATTCGTTCGAGGTGGCGATGTCCCTGACCTCCGGCGGGAGGAACCCGATCCCGCTCGGCACCGCGCCGGACCTCGACAACACCACCGGGTACAAGTCGATCACCTTCACCGCGGGTTCCGGAACGTGGAACGTGGGGAACGAGATCCAGGGAGGGACGTCTGGGGCGAGAGGGGTCATCACGCAGATCGACAACCCCGGATCAACGCAGACGCTCCACTATTTCCTGCTCGGCGATCCGCCGACGGACTTCCAGACCGGCGCTGAGACGATCACGAACAACGACACGTCTGCCACCGGGACGAAGAACGGGAGCGCTCCAGCGGACCAGGGGCCGGGCCTTACAGGATGGTTTCCGGGCGGGGTTCCGACGACCGCCTTCGGGTGGGCCGTGGCGGACATCGACGACGACGCCGCGAACGAGAACTACGGCATCACGATCGACTGCAACCAGAACCGGCTCACGAAGGTGTACGAGTGGCTCAAGTACATCACCCGGCAGGGGGCGACGGGGACGGGGAGCACGAACGGGATCCCCGGGGAGATGTATCTCGGGGGCGAAGTCTACTTGAAGTACACCGGCTCGGTATCCGGCGGCTCGATCAACGAGGGCGACGACGTCACCCAGGAGACCTCCAACGCGACCGGGGTCGTGGTCTCCCACAACACCTCGACGAAGGTGATCCTGCTCCGGAACGTGAGGGGCACGTTCGCGATCCACGCGAGCACGCACACCCTGACAGACAACGACACGACCGCCACCGTGGAGATCGACAGCGCGGCGGTCACGTTCTCCGCGAAGAAGGCGTCCCCCTTCGGGACGTTCGCGGGCGGCACGTTCTTCGGGGCGAGGGGCGTGCGCCTGCTCGACTGGCACGCGGACGATGAGAACAACTTCCAGCTCACCCCCATCGAGGGAGGCACGAAGGAGAGGCCCCAGGCCATCTCGATCGCGGTCACGAACCTCGTGGGTGGCGCGGAGTCGGGAATCACGCACGACCGCGTCGCCGTGTTCCGCCTGACGGGAGCAGGGGGAGAGATCAACAAGACGGAGTACAGCGCGGCGGGCGGGGAAGCGATCGGGGACGCGACGATCACCGTGGACACGGCCATCGCCCAGGACGTGCCGGGGAAGACCGCGGGGGGGGTCCTGCGGATACGGGACTTCTCGGACAACAACAAGGGATACCGGCTCCGGTATTCGAGCTGGTCCGGGTCGGTGTTCACCCTGGCGAACTACCCGTTCGCGGCGACCGCCGGGACGAACACCACGACGATCCTGAAGTCCGGGGGTGGGTTCACGGCCAACGCGAAGCGCGGGGACCTGGTGCTCAACACCTCCCGGTCGAACGCGGTCTCCTACGTCGTGAGCGTGG